AGAAAGTGATTTAGGCCATCCGACATACTCAAGCGCGGATGCAAAGGTCAGCGTCAGAGCACCACAAAGCAGAATCTCAAGCGTTTTTCGTTTCCAGCCCCCACCACCGCCAAAATAGGCGATGCGCAAACCAGCCATAACGATCGACATAATCACTGCGCCCAGCGGAGTGTCTCCACGCCACCAGCTCTGAAACAACTCCAGCCAGTCCGGCCAGGTATTTGGGTTATGAGGCATTTCATCATCTCTCACCTCGCACATATCGCGGGTGCAAATTGAGGGAATAAAAAATCCCCGAATATTCCAGGAGCGGAAACGGGGAAAGGCGTTGCACTAAATGGGCCTGTCTGCGGCCTTAAATAAAAAAACCCCGGCAAATGCCGAGGTCAGTTAATCGTTGCCGCTGTTAGTGCCGCGGTGCACTATCTCTTTATCAGGCTACTTACGCGTTAAACCGGGTGCCAACCGTAACTCAGTGATGCTTTACGCTTCCTCTCCCTCACTACGTCGCCATGGGAGCCCGACCAGATTAACGCTGTCGTCACGTTGCCAATATATGGCATCCAATGCATTCTTTTTATTTAGCTATTTCATTTTTTCTATCCGTCAGAAACAACAAAACCCGCTCAATGGCGGGTTCTGGTAAAGTTCATGCGCTTGGTTCGCCTCGCGATACAGCTTTGCGAAGCGTACCGGAATTGAAGCAGTTTATGGCTAAAATTGCAAGAACTTTTTTAAAGCTGCATCAGCCTTTCCACCAGTTTATCTCTGCGAACAACAAACCAACCATTGGCTCTCGCCAGTTCCAGCCATGACTCAAGGGAAATAACAATATCATCATCCCGCAACTGAATTGTGGAAACAGTGACACCGCCTTGCTGATAACAGAGAACTCGCGTGTCGTAACTTTTCTGGCATGAAACTGGCGTTGACGGATCCTTTTGACTGAAATAGCAGTCTTCCAGCTTTTCGAACACATCCCACGCCTGATCGGTTTCGAGCATTTTGGCATGACGGGCTGCTCCGCGTTCTGTCCAGAGGATGAGGGAGCGGGCTTTCGGGGAAATTTGCAACCCTCTTAAAGATGGTTGCAAATTTTGTGAGTTACTTAAAGTAACCCGCAAATTTTGTGAGTAGTTTAAAGCTACCCGCAATTCTTTAAGGTCATTACCAACAACTTTGAAAAAGTGTTTCCCTTCAACGAAGCGTACTTTGTTCTCATGATGATTCTGGCGAATACGCACCGGCTCAGTGCCGTAAAGCTGCGCTAAAAGTTCGGTGGTAATAACAGGAATCTGGTTATGGGTGATCGGGGAAAGAGTTTCAACAGAAATTTGAGTTGTCATAATGACGCCCTCTGGTGGTTTCTTAATAACTCACCACCGACGACGCCAATCGTCTGGTGGTGAACTGTGCAGGGTTGGCGTAACCGGGAAACCGACCGGCGCGGATCTCTCCGCCCCCACACAGCCCACCATAATTCAGATGTGCGCGCGCATACGACAATAAAAAACACGCTCGCGGCGTGTATCTGTCGCGGTCTCTATCCAGGACGCCAATCCCGACGCCAGATTTTGCTGGCGCGTGAGGAATATAGCCCCGGATAACAGATTGAGTCAACAGACGGTTTTTGAATCCCCGGAAGAGAATGCATCACGCATCGGCAGATAGAGCATAAACTCTGCCATTTTCAACCACGCATCTATGCGATTACGGCACGTGGCGTAACACCACTCAGGGTGTGAACCATTCAGCAATTCAGCCATTTTTCGCTTAGTCATCCCCCTCCCTTCATATCGTTGCCGGAGGATACAAATCAATCCTGGGTGTTCTGCCAGCACTTCACTAATCACCCGATCAATGCATAACGCCTCTGCATCAGTACAATGCACCAGCCAGCTTTTTTGCTTGCCGTTGATCATATCCCGCAAAAAAGCCTCAAGTTCAGGTTTGTCCAGACCTGCTTTTTTCATCCTCCGGAGCGCCTCGTTAATTGCCGTTTTTGTCAGCTTTTTAGAGGTCAGCAACTGGTTGAACATATTTCCCGTCTTACCGCCGCCAATATACGACCAGCGCCCCCACATGCGCAGTTTTCCCTGAATCCAGACACTTTCCAGCGTGGTGAGACGAAGGTGTTCCCCGCTTTTGCCTGTATTTGTTGGGTAAATCATAAATAACCTTCCTTTCTCCAGATTTCTTGTGTGCGAAAAACACCTTCTGCATGCATCAGGCGCAATTCTTCTTTGGTGTAATCGCTGGTTTTTACCCGCCCGTCGATTAAATCGTGGCATGAGCTACAGGCAATTGCCGCCTGCATATCGTGTGGTTTTGTCGCTGTTCCACACGTCCCCGCCAGCCTGTAATGCGCCAGCACGGACGTTTCGGGATTGTGATTGCAGTAGCCAGGAATTCTGACTGTACACATCTGACCTTTTGCCGCTTTACGTAAATCCACCATTACGCAAACTCCAGCAGCTGCGCGGCCACATTTTCGACTTCCTCCGGAGAGGAGAATTTACGGAACAGGATCCAGTTCCACAGCACATTCAGTACGGCTTTATAAACCTGCTGAAACTCGGTTTCGTCCATATTCGCAAAAGCGATGGATTTCGCCCGACGCCCGTGGCTACCGTCCGGATAAATATGCTCGGTGTAAAATCCGGCCTGAATGGTTACCCACTCGCGGAAAGCGTCAAACGACTTTAGCAATGCCGTATCCCGGGTTCTGCGTGTTGCAACTGTATTCAGATATTGCTCTGCGGCTTCGCTCAGAGCTGGCGTATGTTCCCGGCCTACTGATTCACACAGGTAATCAACGAATCCTGAAACCAGTTTTCGTTCGCGAGGCGTGATCGCCCCTCCGACTGGAGTCCAGTAATCGAATCCGAGTTGCAGAAGTTTGAAAAAACGCTTATGGAATGCGTAGTTACGAACGCGCTTAAAATCAGCGTGTATCCACTCGCCTATTTTGATTTGATGCAGAAAATCGCAACTCTCCGGCGTCGCCGGGAGAAGTAATCCTGAAGAGGTTTGTTTGACCAGTTGTATATGCGCCATCGTAGTTCTCCGCTGGCGCAGTAGAATGGGTGTTCAGCCCGTTATGTAGTATACCAGAATTAATGCCAATACTAACAGGATGCTCTGACTCGCAATTCATCCAGCAGTTTATCATTTCCCATAATGTCACTTACCCTCATCGGTAAAAAAATTGCCTTTCGACCATTACGATACATCATTGATTTTGGGGTTTCAGGGAAGTAATCCATTTCGACTATAACTGACAGGTCATCACGACGTATGACTGCGTATTTGCTACTAAATAGTTTCTTTATTTTTTCCACGATGCCTCCAGGTTTATAAGTACAAAAGGTTATATCCACACAGAGACAAAAATATTAATCTGAAAAATATTTATTTCACGCCGTATATTTGATTGCTTAATGTGCAAGTACAATGACTTTTATTTTTTGTTGTGTATATAATCAAATATATGGTTATTTTTCACCCTGCGTATTCAGCACGCAACAAAAAACCCGCCGAAGCGGGTTAAGTGTGGGTGCATTGAGGATGCCTGACACATCAGAGGTGGCGAGGGATTTCTCCCCCGCCTGGTCTCTTACTCCTCAGGTTCTTAAGCTGTGAAGACAGCGACCTCCGTCTGGCCGGTTCGGATTCGTACCTCGCAGAGGTCTTTCCTCGTTACCAGTGCCGTCACTATGACGGTTAAACAGATGACGATCAGGGCGATTAACATCGCCTTTTGCTGCTTCATAGCCTGCTTCTCCTTGCCTTTCGGCTCGTAAGAGGCTAACCTACGTTTGTGAAGCATAGATTGGGCCTCAGATTAATGTTAAGCGTCTTGCAGGACGCGTAATGTTAACTGGGGCTTTTATCTATCTGCCGTTGCTGTTCATGCCCGAGGCAGATAGCCTCAAGCACCCGCAGCAATTCTACTTAACTCTCGTCACCTCGCCAATATAAAATCAATCAGAAAGGTGATCCATAAGAACAATAACAAGACAATAAATTGCCATTACAGCCGCAATAGCCAGCGCACATTTCAGAACCAGCACGATGACCTCCCGCATTTGACGTACACGTGCATGATTCAATATGTGGCAACCTCTTCCTTGCTTCAATACAAAATCAGGTATTGTTGTATAACTATTTAACTAACTCCCTATCCCCGCAACTCAGGTGCCCAACTTATGTGTGTGGGCGTTTTTCAATACCTTACCCCCAGCGGCAAATAGAATACACCACCAGCGCCACCGCCATTGCAATTCCTACCGTTGTGAACGCTTCAGGCCAGCTCATTGATTCACCTCCTGCGGCGGTTCCGGTAGCGGCATCCAGTGAGTTGCTTGCTCAATACCATTACCCGGCTTAATCGTTGCATCTCCGCGCCGAAAGGTGCTTCCGGTATAGCGTGCGGAGCATATTAGCGGTTCAACCAGAGAGCTATCGAAATTCACCGAAATAAGCACGTTCTGGCCCTTTTCAGGCATTCGATCACTACAGCTTATCCAACCATCCGGAGTTACCGGAAGCGAGAACGGCAGCACATCTCTGTGAACAAGTTTTTGCTGTGACAGGTTATCCAGAACTTTCTGTACTGCTGCATCACCGAATACACCAAGCGCATCTGCCATAACTCCTACAACCTGATAAGCCTCAGCGCATACCGTGGATAAACCATCCGGAATTACCGGAGAGTTGCCGGGTTCTTTAATGTGCAAGCGAGGCTCACCATCTTTTGGCTCAGGCCACTGGCGCTCCATGTTGATCTTCAATTTATCTTCCATAGCAACGTTAATTTCAGCATCGCTGATGCCAGCACGGCGCTGTGCATCCCACAACAGAAACTGCATATCAGCCCACTCGCTAAGATCGTCTGGTTCGGCTGCGGCTTCCAGTGCCTCTTTTGAGAGGTGTTTCAGTGGACCAATGGGGCCAACGCAGCCAAATGTGGAGTCAGACCATTTGGCATGCTCGTGGCGAATCTGTTCGCGTTCCAGCGATGCCAGTGCAATTTCATACGACCGGCGCTCAATATTGTCTCGAACGTCCAGGCTGCCTATGCGCTCTTTGATTTCTTTAATCAGTTCTTTGTCGGTAAAAGTAGTCATGTGTTAGTCCTCATCCACTTCAACGCCATCTTTCAGCGTGATGCCGTGCCAATCATCAGCCCAACTGGTTAGCCCTGGCGCATCAATGCTAGGCATATAGACGCTTGCAGTGTGGTAGCCCTTATCGTTATCAATGCTGGCAACGTGCTCGCCGTTGTATGCGCTCAGCGTGTCCAGGACGCTATAAAACTTTCCTCCGGCTGCCCTGAAATCCTTTACAGCCTTCACAAGGCGATTCCACGCTTTTTCCTGTTCTGGCGTCAGGTCGATTAATTCCTGCAAAGTTGCCATATCACCCTCCTTTGATGCCAATGTTTACAGCCTGGCAAGCTTCTTCGAGTACCCAGTCAACAGCGTCTTTCCATGCTCCGGTTTCGGCTGGCGGATTCTCACACTTTACCTGTTCATAAAAGCGTACCGCTTTAACAAGCCCTTCAGGCACTACCAGCACAGGTGGGGCGGCGAATAGTGGTTTAGGTGATATCTCCGCACGTTTTGCGTATGCTTCAACTGTGTCAGGATTAAACAGGATTATGTTTTCACCGCATTCCCACGCTATCGGTTCTGCTTCCAGCGATGTCACTGCAATTTTGAATAACTCACCCTCTACTCGTGCCACGCCTGAATTGGGATGGCATTTCGCAATCGCTATTTTTAATTTAACTTCTTCGATTAATTGCTCTTTGGTTAATTCAGCCATTTTTCACTACCGCCTTTTCGGGTGGCCTCCTGATGTTCTGAGGGTGCATAAATCCCTCCGGTTAAGGATTAATTTTATGTTCTGTGCCAAATTTAATTATTCAGTTCGGGCTTTTGTCGCCCTGCGTATCCGCGCTTTCACGTTGCGCTCAATCTGAATTAGCTTTTCTATATTTTTTCGCCTTTCCCGTTCCTCCTGGCGCAATTGTTTTACATCATCTGCCATCCTGGTTTCTCTTTTCGCCACAGAGAGCATCCAGTCAAATGGTTCCACAACTGCACCGCAGATTTTACAGCGGACCTGACGCTCTTTTTCGTCAACCCGGACAGAAGCGTGATGGCAGTATGGTCTTTCCGATGGCTCATAAAGAAAATTAACCTGATTACGAGGGTCATCCTCTTTTATCGGAAATAAAACGATATTGCTTAACTCATCTTCTGGTTTTATTTCCATGCTCCTCTCCTTTGATGCGAATGCCAGCGGTAATTGAAGCCTGATAGCTAATTTCACTCACAGTATCGCCTCCTGAAAATTACCCTGATAGAAAGCCAGTACACGCTGCATAGCTTCGCTCTTCCGGCAATCGTGACAAATCATGTTCAGGCGCCTGTCGTAACGACGTATTTCTCCGTCTGGTAATGACCAGATAAGGTAAGGATCAACCACAGCCAGTTTCTTTGACTTTGCTTTCGACATCTTTTCAATGGCTTTCATCCAGTCCTTACGTGCCTGCTCTGAAGGAAATATTCCATACCCTGAGCCATATACAACACCACTGGCTACCAGCTCTTTCGTCAGAACTTCTATCAGATGTCTCGTCGCCCCGGTTTCATTTTCCAGTTGTTTACGCGTTTTCCGCCCATCCCTGCGTACCAGTTCCACAATGCGAGCCTTCACATCTTCCCGCTCTTCCTGTGTAAATACTTTTGCCATAGCGCCTCCGGCAATCACTTTTCCGACACAATACGACTGGAGGAATCGACAATCAGTCGAACAATATCCCGGTGCTTGTTCAGCTCCCGCAGCGCGGCGCAGACACGCTCCCACTTCTGGACATAACTTTTCGCCCGACGCAGCTCGCGGTTTGCCATATGCAGCGATGATAAAACCAGGTCATCCGCTTGCGTTTCGGTAAACGGTGGTAGCGACTGCACAATGTCCGCCGCCGTTTCTGTTTTAATATCTTCCTGTGTTGCAGCCTCCTGTACTGGTAACGCAACACCTGATGGCAGAGGAAAGGATTTACCATCAGCTTCTGTTACCGATGCAGCTTTCGGCTCTGCTGGTAAATTATCGCCCGGTATGCAGTAACGAAATTTACCGTTCTGATTAACGCGTGCCAGCCGCCCCGTTGCGGTTACTACCGCCAGCGTGGAAGCAACCTTGCGAGTACTGACACCGAACTTACCCGCCAGCTCCTCACACGTTTTAGCCCCCTCCTGACTGATAAACTCAATCAGCATGTCGGCGGTAATTTTTGGCGCGACCTCTTCGGTTACCCCGGATTTACCTTCGACAGCCAGAAACCAGGTGTGACCCGTTTTATCAACAACGCCGTTTCTTTTGAGCTCCCATAGTTCGTTCAGCACTTCTTCACGACTGATATCAAGTCGCGCAGCAAGTTCTATGGATGTGGCTCTTCCCATTGCTTTCAGTGCGTCAAAAACAGTCTCCATTAAATTTTTCTCCCGGTAAAAATTACTTCGTGATTCCTGGCTGGACGACATTCGGGCGCCAGCTTTCCCAGTTAAAATTCACCCAGCGTCCGCCGTTCATGGTCATGCGATCCATAATCCGCTCACCGAGCAATGTTTTCATGGCCTCATAGTTCAGGTTTGTCAGCATTCCCACGCTACGCATCGACGCTGTCCGTCGATCAATAATCTGGTGCAGTACCACCTGCTCGTTTTTTGTCTCGCGCTGAATGCCAATTTCATCAAGAACCAGCAAATCCACTTCGCACAGTTCCCGCAAAAATTTTTCGCCTGATTGCCCGTCGTCATAGCTGGCGTGGAGGGCACTCATAACATCAGCCACGGTAACCACAATCACTGTCTGACCGTCTTTCAGCAGGCGATTCCCGATAGCTGCCGCTAAGTGATTCTTCCCGGTACCAGGTTTTCCGCTGAACGCAAAATTTGTACACCCGGTCATCAGTTCATCGGCGATGGATTTCGCCTGGCTTAACGCGTATCGCTGCCCTTCGTTCTGCACCTGGTAATTCGCAAACGAGCATTTGCGGTGCAACGGCTGGATGCCAGAGCGATTCAGGATTTTTTCCACCCGCAACTGACGATTCAGGCGGTTGATCTCCTCGCTACGTTTCTGGCCTTCAGCAAGTTGCCACTCGCGCCACTCCGCTACCGTTCTGAATGGGGCGGTTACATGTGGCGGGGTCAGTCGGCGGATGCGTTCCAGAACGCCGCCTGTCGCAATATTTTTCATGGTCCGTTACCCCCTGAAGCCTGGCGGGATCGCACTGTCCGGCAACGAGACGGTATTAACCTGTCGGAGCAACGTCTCAGGCCGAACACCTTTCGGCGCGAACAGGCCCTGGTATTCATTGGCGATGCTGTGTCGAATCACCTGCTCAGGTGTAAAACCCTGCTGACGGAATTTTTCCAGTTCCCGTATCGCCCCGTTAGCGCCCTGCTCCGTTCGAATCGGTTTTCGCAATGCCTGTCTGAACCGGACCCACTCATGCCAGAGTGTTTCCGGCAACCAATCGGGCAGCTCAATAGCCTCCGGCTCGAATTTTTTAGACGCTCGTTTTTGGCGAGGGGGATTTAGGGGGAGATCAGTATTTATATCTTCCTCTTCCTCTTCCTCTGGTAACGCTTTTTGATCCGTTTGTGTAACGCTGGCAGCGTTACCTTTTCGTTTCAGTTCGCGTATTTTTGTAACTCGCTCGTTTGTAACCGCCCGTTTTTTAGAGCTTTTTCCGTTATGACGTTCAAAGTTAGGTAGAGAAAGCCCAACGTCATTTTCGACCAGCCATCCAACCTGAATTAACGCATCAGCAAAACCAGCCATAAAAGTGATGCGATCTATTGCACTTTTTGTAACGCCGCGAGCGTTACAATCTGCATTACCGTCTATCATTTGTTGATCCGCCCATGCCCAGAAGCGAATAACCTTCCCTAATGCGGCATCTGGATCAATATTCAGAATCTCAGCAAGCCTGAATATTTCCGGCTTATCCGGCGTAATAACCTCGAGCTTTATCCAGTTTGAAGCCATTTGTTTTCACCTTGTAACGCTCGCAGCGTTACATTTAACTGATACCGAACAAAACAATCCGGCACGATTAATTTCAATCAATGCACTACGACAGAATCGCCGGGCGACCCACCACCGCTGAAATGTGCTTTCCGGTAAACGGCCTGGACTGCATCATCATGCGCATCAATTGCCGTACTCAACGCTTCCTGCGCCGCCAGTAATGCACGGCGTTCCAGGGTATCGAAGATGCAGAGTCGGTGACGCAGCTCGCGCGGAAGAATTGCCAGAACCGCAGGGATCAGTTTCTGAATTTTTTCCCTTTGCGCTTTCGTTTCACCTTTCAACCAACGGTGATAGATATTCTGCTGATTGTTCCAGTCCTTGCCTGGTACAAGGGGCAATTCGCCGCCCCCCTGGCGCAGATATTCTTCAGTAATTGCGTTAGCGACCCACGCCTGCCCTTTTTCGGCTGCCAGGGCTAACAACACTGATTCGATGTGCTCATGCCTGATTTTCATGAATCAACCGCTCCTATGCTGTTTTCGCTATGCTTACCGTCTGGGGGGAATACATCGTCAAGTCCACAATGAGCGCCAAGCCGATTAAGGGTAGAAACAATTTTTCTGCACTCCTCTAGTCCAGGGGTACGAAAATTTGCTTCGTAATTTGCCAGTCGGCTTTGTATCCACCCTAACTGAACAGCAAGTTGTCTTTGAGACAGCCCAAGCTGTTTTCGATATGTTGAAATTTTGTTCATTGAAAACCTCCGATGACAATTTTAAACACATCTTGTGTTATATGGTCAAGCTGTTTTGTGTTTTATGTAAATCACGATTCGTGATACAAGGATGCAATGGAAAAAGAAAACGAAAAAATTGCCGCTAGTAGGCTCAATGACAAAATTGCAATGCGTCTTAAAGAGCGCAGGCAGAAGCTTGGTTTATCTCAAGGAAAACTTGCTGAAATCTGCGGATGGACGCAATCGCGTATAGGTAACTATGAGGCGGGCAGCAGAAATGTTGGAGTGCATGACGCTGTCGTATTGGGAAAGGCACTTGGCATATCTCCTCCTGAGCTCCTCTTTGGAGAACAGGAATCTTCTGAATTGTGGTTAAATGAATCCCAACGAAAACTTCTTGAGTTGTTTAACCAGCTACCGGGCTCAGAACAACAACGAATGATTGAGCTATTTGAAGTCCGGCTAAAAGAAATCGATGAGTATGTAGAAAAATATTTGAGAGGCAGGCTTAAAGATAATCCCCCACCGGAGTAATGATCTTGCTATCACAGTAATATGCCAATCAGCCCGCTATCAGCGGGCTTTTTTGTACCATCATCATATGACACCCACCACAAAACACATTTCGTGTTGACATAAGAAAACGCATTGTGTTTAATAAGCATATCCAAACAACGCCCCACCAGAGAACGGCAGGACAATACCTCGAGTTATCCAGCCACTGAACAGGGCTAAGTAGCCAGCCTGAGGCATACGAACATGACGGCAGTTGTTGATTGATACAAAGCGCAGTAGATAAAACGTTCCGCCACCCGGCGTTAAGGGGAAATGAGGTCAACATGGATACTATCGATCTTGGCAACAACGAATCTCTGGTATGTGCCGTGTTTCCCAATCAGGACGGCACATTCACCGCCATGACGTATACCAAAAGCAAATCGTTTAAAACCGAAGCTGGCGCACGTCGCTGGCTTGCCAAAAATACCAGCTAAACCATTTATTGGATTAATTCAATATTCTTGCTGTAGGGGTATAGCCGAGGCCACCAAAGCCCGGAGGTGGTGAAATAAAACCGGGCGCAACACGAAGGCGCATTTCCGATATCCATAAAGAGTCGGTTTTGTCTGTTAAATTTAAATGGTGGGAGTGCGCCTCCGGTTGTAAATAACGACATTGCTGTGTGTAGTCTTGGCGGCATCAGTTTTTTCTTGAAGTTCGGCTGATGTCCGCCCCTTTTTAAAGTGAATTTTGTGATGCGGTGAATGCGGCTAAGCGCACGCGGAACAGTTAAAAGCATCAGTGTTATGGGTGGATTATCCGGCGTTAATTGTTAACTGGTTAACGTCACCTGGAGGCACCAGGCACCGCATCGACAAAATTCATTTGTAAAAATGGAGATAATTATGATTGCTCATCACTTCGGAACTGATGAAATACCACGTCAGTGTGTGACCCCTGGCGATTATGTTCTTCATGAAGGTCGGACATATATCGCCTCGGCAAACAATATTAAAAAGCGAAAACTTTATATTCGTAGCCTGACTACAAAAACATGCATTTCTGACTGCATGATTAGAGTCTTCCTCGGTCGTGATGGTTTACCTGTAAAGGCGGAGTCATGGTAATGACTAAGAAAATAAAATGTGCTTATCACCTTTGCAATAAAGAAATTGAAGAAAGCAAAATCATTACAAGACCACTTCATTTCATGCGTGGAGTTATACCAACGACGGAAATGAAAAAATATTGTAGTGAAATCTGTGCCGAAAAAGACCAGATGGCACACGAACTTTAATTAACTGACTATCCGAAACTGAATTTATGCCAGCAATGGCAGGGATTCGCTCAACCTTAATTAAGGAGAAAAACATGATTACCAGTTATGAAGCCACTGTTGTTACTACTGATGACATTGTTCACGAAGTCAGCCTGGAAGGAAAGCGTATTGGCTACGTGATTAAAACAGAAAATAAAGAAACCCCTTTCACTGTGGTTGATATCGACGGTCCATCAGGCAACGTTAAAACACTTAACGAAGGCGTCAAAAAAATGTGCCTGGTGCATATCGGAAAGAATCTGCCCGCAGAAAAAAAAGCCGAATTTCTGGCAACTCTGATTGCAATGAAATCAAAGGGTGAAATCTGAAAAAAAAGAAAGCCTGCACACTGTGCAGGCCTGAGTGAAGAACCTGGGACATTTATTCATCACTCGCAGTAATTTTAATCTGAGTTGAGGTTAAAAAACAATGAGCACCGATAAACAAGTTTACCCACTGTATTACGAAGCAAAAAATGACAAAGTAAGAAAACGTCTCGGTATTAAAGGCGGTTTCTACTGGGCTGAAGCGAAAAAATTATCCATTGCCATATCCCGTGGTGCTGTTGCGATTGACGATGCTGGCTACGATGAAGATGACTTTAAAAAACCTGTTCGCGTCAATTTGCCCGTTGTTGATGACCTTCCACCAGAGGGCGTATTTGATACGGAATTCTGCAACCGTTACGAAAAAGGCGGGGAAGATGGCATCACAATGGTATTTATCGCGCCCTCATCCTCTGCGCAGGACAAACCAGCCAGCACTGACAATACCAATGTTAATGGCGAAGACATGACGGAGATTGAGGAGAATATGCTACTCCCGATTTCCGGTCAGGAGCTGCCCATTCGCTGGCTTGCTCAACACGGCAGCGAAAAACCGGTAACGCACGTTTCACGCGACGAACTCCAGGCATTACACATTGCACGAGCTGAAGAACTACCAGCTGTTACTGCCCTGGCTGTTTCCCACAAAACCAGCCTGCTCGACCCGCTGGAAATTCGCGATCTCCACAAACTGGTGCGTGATACTGACAGAGTTTTCCCTAATCCAGGCAATTCAAGCCTGGGGCTGATGACTGCTTTTTTCGAAGCATACCTGGACGCAGACTACACCGATCGTGGTCTGCTGACAAAAGAGTGGATGAAAGGAAATCGTGTTTCACGCATCACGCGCACGGCTTCCGGCGCTAATGCTGGCGGCGGGAACCTCACCGATCGCGGCGAAGGTTTCGTTCACGATCTGACGTCACTGGCGCGCGACGTAGCCACTGGCGTACTGGCTCGTTCAATGGACGTGGACATTTATAACCTTCATCCGGCACACGCTAAACGTGTCGAGGAAATTATCGCTGAAAATAAACCGCCCTTTTCTGTTTTCCGCGACAAATTCATCACCATGCCTGGCGGGCTGGATTATTCCCGCGCCATCGTGGTTGCGTCCGTAAAAGAAGCACCAATTGGGATCGAGGTTATCCCTGCGCATGTCACTGAATATCTGAACAAGGTGCTGATTGAAACCGATCATGCCACCCCTGATCCGGAAATCGTGGATATTGCCTGCGGTCGTTCCTCTGCCCCGATGCCGCAGCGTGTAACAGAAGAAGGAAAACACGATGGTGAAGAAAAACCGCAACCATCTTGCGCAATGGCAGATAAACAGGCAACGGCTGAAACAGTGGAACCGGATGCAACTGAACATCATCAGGACACGCAGCCGCTGGATGCTCAGTCACAGGTAAATTCTGTTGATGCGAAATATCAGAAACTGCGGGCAGAACTCCATGAAGCCCGGAAAACCATTCCGCCCAAAAATCCTGTCGATGCCGACAAATTGCTGGCTGCCTCTCGCGGAGAATTTGTTGAAGGGATTAGCGACCCGAATGATCCGAAATGGGTTAAGGGAATTGAAACCCGCGATTCTGTGAACCAGAGCCAGCCCGAATCGGAACAAAACAACCAGAAAGCGAAACAAAACAGCCCAAATGCACAGAAAAACGAGCCAGAAACGAAACAATCAGAACCAGTAGCGCAACAGGAACCGGAAAAAGTCTGTGCCGCCTGCGGTCAGAGCGGTGGCGGCAACTGCCCTGATTGTGGCGCGGTGATGGGCGACACCACGTATCAGGAAACCTTTAATGAAGAAAATCTGGATGAATCTCAGGAAAAAGATCCGGAGGAAATGGAAGGCCCTGAACATCCGCACAATGAGAATGCTGGCAGCGATCCGCATCGCGATTGCAGTGATGAAACTGGCGAAGTCGCAGATCCCGTAATCGCAGGAGACATAGAGCCTGGTATTTATTACGGAATTTCGAATGAGAATTACCACGCGGGTCCCGGTGTCAGTAAGTCTCAGCTCGACGACATTGCTGATACTCCGGCTCTGTATTTGTGGCGTAAAAATGCCCCAGTGGACACCACAAAGACAAAAACGCTCGATTTAGGAACCGCTTTCCACTGCCGTGTACTTGAACCGGAAGAATTCAGTAACCGCTTTATCGTGGCACCTGAATTTAACCGCCGTACAACCGCCGGAAAAGAAGAGGAGAAAGCGTTTCTGATGGAATGCGCAAGTACAGGAAAAACGGTTATCACTGCCGAAGAAGGCCGGAAAATTGAACTCATGTATCAGAGCGTTATGGCTTTGCCGCTGGGTCAATGGCTTGTTGAAAGCGCCGGACACGCTGAATCATCAATTTACTGGGAAGATCCTGAAACAGGAATTTTGTGTCGGTGCCGTCCGGACAAAATTATCCCTGAATTTCACTGGATCATGGACGTGAAAACCACAGCGGATATTCAACGATTCAAAACGGCTTATTACGACTACCGCTATCACGTTCAGGATGCATTCTACAGTGACGGTTATGAAGCACAGTTTGGCGTGCTGCCAACTTTCGTTTTTCTGGTTGCCAGCACAACTGTTGAATGCGGACGTTACCCGGTTGAGATTTTCATGATGGGCGAAGAAGCAAAACTGGCAGGCCAGCAGGAATATCACCGCAATCTGAGGACCCTTGCTGACTGCCTGAATACCGATGAATGGCCAGCTATTAAAACGTTATCACTGCCCCGCTGGGCTAAGGAGTATGCAAATGACTAAGCAACCACCTATCGCAAAAGCCGATCTGCAAAAAACCCAGGGAAACCGTGCACCAGCAGCAGTAAAAAATAACGACGTGATCAGCTTTATTAATCAGCCATCAATGAAAGAGCAACTGGCAGCAGCTCTCCCACGCCATATGACGGCTGAACGAATGATACGTATCGCCACCACAGAAATTCGTAAGGTTCCGGCGCTAGGAAACTGTGACACCATGAGTTTTGTCAGTGCGATCGTTCAGTGTTCACAGCTCGGCCTTGAGCCAGGTAGCGCCCTCGGCCACGCATATTTACTGCCTTTTGGTAATAAAAACGAAAAGAGCGGTAAAAAGAACGTTCAGCTAATCATTGGTTATCGCGGCATGATTGATCTGGCTCGCCGTTCTGGTCAAATCGCCAGCCTGTCAGCCCGTGTTGTCCGTGAAGGTGACGAGTTTAGTTTTGAATTTGGCCTTGATGAAAAGTTAATACACCGCCCGGGAGAAAACGAAGATGCACCAGTGACCCACGTCTATGCTGTCGCAAGACTGAAAGACGGAGGGACTCAGTTTGAAGTTATGACGCGCAAACAGATTGAACTGGTGCGCAGCCAGAGTAAGGCTGGTAATAACGGGCCATGGGTAACTCACTGGGAAGAAATGGCAAAAAAAACGGCTATTCGTCGCCTGTTTAAATACCTGCCTGTCTCAATTGAAATCCAGCGTGCAGTATCAATGGATGAAAAGGAACCACTGACAATCGATCCGGCAGACTCCTCTGTATTAACCGGGGAATACAGTGTAATCGATAATTCAGAAGAATAATTCAGCCTGGCGGTGTAATGCACCGCCAACGTGAGACAGTTTTTATGACAAAAATTATGAGATATGACGATGTTAAACCATGTCCGTTTTGTGGTTGTCCATCTGTTACGGTGAAAGCAATTTCAGGATATTGCCGGGCAAAATGCAACGGATGCGAATCCCGAACTGGCTATGGTGGAAGTGAAAAAGAAGCACTCGAAAGATGGAATAAACGAACTACTGGAAATAATAATGGAGGTGTTCATGTATAAAATAACTGCCACTATTGAAAAAGAAGGTGGCACTCCTACTAACTGGACAAGATATTCAAAATCTAAATTAACGAAATCAGAATGCGAAAAAATGCTCTCAGGGAAAAAAGAAGCAGGCGTGTCCAGAGAGCAGAAAGTAAAGCTGATAAATTTTAATTGCGAGAAACTTCTGTCCTCGTGAGTTGCATTATATACAAATTAGAACTTCATAGCTGATTATTAAAAATCAACCACACCCGCCAGTATTCTGTATATTTACTGGCGGTCATATCGTAAGAGGTATGGCAATGAATCTTGTGACACTCAAAACGTGGGGAAAACTCAGATATCCGGATAACCCACCATCAATATCAACGCTGAGACGATGGGCAAGGAATGGAAACATATATCCTGCACCTGAACTACACGGGAGGAGTTACAGGGTGGTTCCGGAAGCTTTCTATATCAACCCGAATAAGGTTGATACCGATATAACACACCATCAACCTAATGGGCGACAAGGGAGAGACGGTCCGTTACTGGAGAAGTTAAAACATGCAGCGGAAAAAATACGATCCCAATTTGCCTAAAAACTTAACATATCGAAGGAGGGACAAAGCATATTACTGGCGCAACCCTCTGACGAAAGAAGAATTTACACTAGGTAAAATTTCAAGAAGAGATGCAGTAGCGCAGGCAATTGAAGCAAATCATTATATATACAAAAACTACTCTCCTGCTGCCTTAATTGAAAAACTTAAAGGGTTCGACTCATTTACTATGGCAGACTGGATTGAACGTTACAAAACGATTCTTATAAGGAGAAAAGTGTCCAGAAATACTTATAAAATTCGGGTAAATCAACTGGAGACAATAAAAGAAAAATTAGGAGGGATTTTACTGACAGAAATAACCACTCGCCATATTGCCGAGTTTCTTGATTTGTGGATTGAAGGAGGGAAAAACACGATGGCAGGATCAATGCGTTCTGTGTTATCTGATATGTTCCGCGAGGCCATTGTTGAAGGACGTATATCTCAAAATCCAGTAACGCCAACAAGAGCACCGAAAATAGTAGTTACAAGAGAACGGCTGAAACTAAAGACATACAACTGCATCAGGGAGGCAGCAGATCAACTTCCGGCATGGTTCCCATTAGCTATGGACTTAGCCCTTGTAACAGGACAACGTCGCGAAGACATAACGAATATGCGGTTCAGTGAGATTTATGATGATCGTCTCCACATCAGGCAAATTAAGACAGGAATGATGATTGCCATCCCCCTGTCACTCAGCCTTCCTGTCGCTGGTTTACGACTTGGTGCAGTAGTTGAACAGTGCCGCATGGTAAGTAGGGGGGATTATCTAATCAGTGCCGGGATTAGAAAAAACAGCCCTGACGGCAGCATTCACCCGGACGGCCTGACAAAGAAATTTGTCGCAGCCAGAAAATTAACAGGTATCCAGTTCAGTGAAAACCCACCAACTTTTCACGAGATCAGAAGCCTGGCTGGACGATTGTACAAAGAAACATGTGGAGAAGAATTTGCTCAGCGTCTACTTGGCCACACATCGGAGAAGACAACAAAAATGTATCTTGATGAGAGAGAAAAAACGTACTTACTGCTCTGATTTTAACGTAAATGGATTGTTAAATGTATTTTGGTTGTGATATAACCAAAAAGACCGGAATACAGAAATTCGAGTAAATTTCGGGGAATTTCGGGGGGACGTTTGCAACTGATTGATTTTAAATACAATTAAAAAAAGACCGAATACGATTCCTGTATTCGGTCCAGGGAAATGGCTCTTGGGAGAGAGCCGTGCGCTAAAAGTTGGCATTAATGCAGGCTTAGTTGCCTTGCTCTTTAAGAATAGATGACGACGCCAGGTTTTCCAGTTTGCGTGCAAAATGGTCAATAAAAAGCGTGGTGGTCATCAGCTTAAATGTTAAAAACCGCCCGTTCTGGTGAAAGAACTGAGGCGGTTTTTTATTGGAAATCAAAAGGCTATTTTAGGTAATTAACAGAGTTTTTCAGCTCGCTCTATAAACGGTGCCAGACTCATTTTTTCGCCGGGATTGTTAGGATCATCAATCTGAATCACCGAAATGGGTTGGGCTTTAGTCTTCCCACTGGCAACTTCCTTTTGTGCGATATCGTTTAAAGGATACTGCACGAGGGTACTTGGGTTAATGACATACAAAGCATTACCCGGTCGGCAAGTCAGCATCACCTCTTCGCGATTAAACGCCCATTTGTCTTTACCCACTTCAAAACGGCTGACGGTAATCACCTGCGGTGCCGCCAGCGCAGCTGCAGAACTGGTGAGTAACAGAAACGCCAGAATACTTTTTCTCATCAT